CAAATCACTTGTTTGTATTATTGCGTATGTACTAAAGGTTTTTAACATTGTTTTTATTTTTTATTCGTTTTTATGTAGGCACATCTGTGCTAAAAGTTGTAAAGTTTGTCATTGTTCCATTATTCCCACCGCTACCATTATCTGTTAAGGTTGGCGAAGTATCGCCGTCACCGCAACGATACCAATGTAAAGGCGAATAGGTGCTTAAATCTATAGGCGCTGAACCCATAGCGCTTGCGTTACTACTTTGGTCATTAGTCCATATTGCAACTTCATCCATTCTGCCGTTATAATAACCTGCCGAGGATAATCTTTTACCCAATCTAACATCATCCGTTGTACTTCCTAAAGTACCTGTGGCATTTGTGACGCTAATTGAATTATTCAATGTTCCATTTATATATATTTTCATATTTGAGCCATCCCAAACACAAAGTGTATGATACCAAGTCCCACTGCTTAAAGTTGTACTATTCAAAGCATCCTGCCCATTTGCAGTTTTTAGCAAAAAACGAACTTGATTAGATTGCAAAGCAATATACCAATTGCCGTCTACTCTTGTAGAATTATCTTTACTTATTAAGCCGTCTGCACTTGACGCAATTGAATCGTATTTAAACCATAAGCCAATACTTAAAGTATTTATATTTTCTATATCTGAAATATCGCCAAGTGTAACAAAATCGTCTACTCCGTTAAGGTTTATGCTTTTTCTATTAAATACAAAAGTAGGTACATCAGTTGACCTTGTTACTCCATTTGTTAAAGTTCCATTGTTGCCACCACTTCCGCTATCCGTTGCAGTTGTTCCTGTGCCTTCAAATCTCCACCAAGATAATGGTGAAAGACTACTTATGTCGTTAGGTACTCCACTATTGTAGATGCTTGTTACATCACTTGCAGATAGTTCAGTATTGAATATGCTTATCTCGTCTATATAACCTAAAAGGTTATTTGTTGTATATTTACCAATTTCAACAGGTTGAGAGGTATTATGCATTGAGGTGTAAGAAGTACCGCTTATTGTTAAAGATTGTAAAACTCCGTCTACATATATATTTAAACCTTGATATGCAGTTGAGCCACCTCTACCGTCATAAGTACAAGTAATGTGATACCAAGTGTTTGTGCTTAAAGCAGTATTACCTTCGGCAAAAGCATTTGTAGAGTTACTTTTATCGATTAACAATATTCTAGGTTTACCCGCATTAGTATAAAATAACCATTCTCTTGTACTACTACTTGCACCATATTTAGAAACTATACCCATTACACTTGTACTACCTAATTTTACCCAAGCAGAAATAGAAAAAGGCGAATCTGTTGTTCCATTACCAAAACTTAAATTATCTGCATCTGCTACATTCACAAAATCATCTACTCCGTCAAGTTCTATGCTTTGAGTATTGCTAAAACTTGGCGTACTTGCCGTTCCTGTTAAGTTAGTTTCTGGTGACCAACTTAAATAGTGTATTTTTCCCCAATCTATTGTATTGCTCATTTTATTCGTTTTTATGTAGGTACGTCACTTGACCTTGTTACTCCATTTGTTAGTGTTCCGTCATTACCACCACTACCACTATCAGTAGCCGTAGTACCTGTGCCTTCAAATCGCCACCAACTGACTAAACCACTAATACTTGAAATATCGTTAGGTACACCGCTATTATAAATATTAGTAACATCACTTGCAGAAAGTTCTGAATTGAATATTGCTAATTCATCAACTTTACCAACACCATAACTTGTTGAATAATTACCTACTCTAAAAGGTGCATTAGTATTGTGCATAGCAGTATATGTGTTTAGGTTAATACTTGTATTGTCTAATCGTGTTCCGTTTACATATATTTTCATTCCTAAATCGGCATTTGTGCCACCTACTCCATTATATGTAGCACAAACGTGAAACCAATCATTTAATTCCGTTGTTAGAACACTCGTTTCTCTACCACGTCTATTTAACCTAGCTCCGTCAAATGTTCTAAAAAATATTTTATCACTAGGTGTTTTTACAAAGTGATATTCTAAATTATAATCTGAAGTCCGTTTATTTGCTATTTGTACAACATCTCCTGAATTGCATTTAACCCAAGCACTAATTGAAAAAGGCGAATCATTTACACTATCTCCAAAGCTCAAATTAGCATTATCAGAAACATTAATATAGTCATCTACTCCGTCAAATTCTACGCTTTGAGTATTAGAAAAAGACGAACCAACTTTAGCACCTTGTCCCCAAGCATTTGTGTTATTAACTGCACCTTGTCCGTATCCTATTGTATTTGCCATATCTTAATAAACTTTATGTAAGACCATATTATGCGATAATATTTCATCTTGTGTTTTAGCTTGATTCCAAGTTGCAGTAATATCTAAAGTATTGCTTACCGTTGTATTAAAAGTTACCGTGTCTTGAAAAACAAAGCCTTCTAAACTACCTGTGTCTCTATTATAAGCAAAATTACCATTTGTTACTATTTCGCCACCTGTACCTATTGCACGTATTGTAAAGTCAAGTTCACATTCCCAAGCCATAGATGTTACCGCCTCTAATTCTAATAGACCTGTAGTTGCTAAAACCGTAGAACCACTTTTTATATTTATCGTTATTTCATCGTTATTTTGTGCTGATATAATACCACCTATTTTACAATGATACGAATCACCTACTACAAACGTATTTGCTGGTACGGTTAAACTACCTACACCTGTACCTACTATTGACGTTTCTGTTGTCGTGTTTGTGACGGTTGCACTATCTGCCGTTTGTGAAAACAATCCAGCCGTTGCAGTGCCAAAGCTTATATTACCACTACCGTCAGTTTTTAAAAAAGTGTTTGCACTACCGTCTGCCGTTGGCATAGTATATTCGTTATTGAAAGTAACACTATTGCCTGTTGAATTTAATTGTAGTATGTTATTTGTGCCGTTAGTAAACAACAAAAAAGCACCACTTAAATCTACCGTTCTGTCACCTCTTACTGT